TAGTTCAACGTCACCTTTGTTCCAGGTCTTAATACCTTGCTGCATCCACAGAGGTAAATTCTCGTACATAATTTGGTAACGAGACAATACTTCTCTAGCCGCAGTTGACTTGTTAGCTAGAATAGCAACAGTCTTATTAGAATTAAAAATAGTGTAATGGAGAATACAGGCAGCCGATGTAATGGTCTTACCCTGTTGACGGCCCTCCATTAGAATAACTTTTCTGTTATTCATAATGACATCTACTTTTTCTCTCTGGCAGTCATATAAACTAAACAGAATCAAGCCTCTATCTAATGATACAATGTAGCAATAATTCTCAATAAAGTATATTGGGTCTTCCTTGCACTTCATTAGCTCCTTTACCTGCTCGGAGGTAAACTGCATCTCAAAGCCAGCAGGCTTGAGTAAGTCATTACCATTATAACTATTATTTTCCATTAATCATCTTCATAAGATCCGATGTAGAACCGGCAAATACAATATTATTCTGCTGTTTAATATTTTCGTTTTTACCGCTTGCTTTATCAATGTCTTTTTTAGTTTTATGAAGCCCAATAAGTTCTTTTGTTATAGCAGTTTGAGCAGATATTAATTGCCCCGCCACTTCAAATGCTCTTGGATTCTCAGAGTTCTTTGCAATATGAACCAGTTCAGTCATAACATCTTCGTTTTTGTTAATTAAACCACGAAGTGTGTTACGTGCTAATTGAAAGTCGTCTTCCTGATCTAACTCAGAAGGATTATACTCAACCGGCATACTGGTTGGGATAGTTAAATCAACCGATGTATCAACATTAAATACATCGTTAATTTTATTAAGTGATTTCATCAAAAGTCCTCAAACGTATCTACAATACTAATTGTATCACCGGGAACGGCGGTACCTGGGTCGACTGTTGCGGAGTATGAGGATTGTTTATTAGATAGAGCGGGGTCTGAAAATGTATTGACGTTTGTAGTTCTGATAATGCCCTGTCTGTTGATGGGACCGTAGAAGTTAAGCTTCATTGTGAAGTTAAGAGTCCAGATAATAGCTCTTCTTTGAGTGAAGTCACCCTCATACTCATCTTCATAAGTTATATTATCTAAAATAACTGGTAAGTCGTTCTTAATATCCATTGCAGGGATTGCATTAAGAGTAAGGTTATAGTCTGGATTAAAGTAAGGTAAGATCTGTTCAATGATCTGTAATCCATCATCTTGGTTCTTTGTATACACATACAAAGTCATAGCTATGTTATAAGGAGTTGGAGCGTACTGAGCGTTTAAAGATGTGGTAGATGTTCCATTGAGCGCTCTATTTTGTTGTACCAGGCTTACTCTTCTGGCTGGATCGTAAGACAAACTTATCATCTCAAACCCAAGCCTCGGTAAGAAAGTCTGAAAATTTTGTTCAAACGAATTGGGTTGCGCGGCAATTCTAGCTAAGAACTTTTGTTTAGGTGAATAAGATAGAGGAACACGAAGTGTCTGGGTAATATTACCAGATGAGTCTAATCTATCTATGTGGATGTTGTTAAACATATTACCAAAAGCCACAATTGACTTTCGAACTGTACCGTGATAAAATTTATCAAACATTTATCTCTCCGAATGGGTTTCTCTCGGAGAAGTCCAGAACAGAAATCTCACCTCTGAAGTCTTCATTATCTGTATTAGGGAAGATAGTACCTAAATTATAGGATTGAAGGATAATACCTGCAGGACTATATTCTTGTAGTAACGCTCTATCTCCACTTTCAAGTAGCAAGTTAAATGCATTAATGTCAGCAGATTTACCATCAGCAATACTATCGATTTCAGATATACCTGTATCGAATCTTTCAGAAGAGTACTGCATCAACTCGCATTGGAGTTTATATACATAAAGCTTACCAACCTGGAAGAACGGATCGGTTGACTCAACAAACTTAATTTCGAAGAAAGCTTTTGTCAATGGAAAGTAAATTATATCCCCTTCGGCTGGTCTAGTAGTTAAGACCGCATCTCCAGATCTTGCAATCACCTCATCCCATCTTCTTCTTGATACAATGAAGGTTGCTGTATCTCTAATCTCTACTCCAAACTTAGACATCAGATCTCCGTCACCTTCAAACCCGGTAACGTTTTGCATATACATTTCTAGAGGATATGCCGAAGAGTATCTATTAAGTACATCTTCTCCCAAAATATCATCTTCATTAACCGATGCTCTAGGTATATAATAAGTATCTAGCCCGTATATCTTCAGGCACTCAATTATAATGTCTTCCATGAGCAATTGCTCTGAAGATCTGCCTCCAGGTATACCAGATTGAAAATAAAAATTGGTTGCCATTATTCGGTATATCCACGTGGATTAGTTATTGCCTTGATGGTATAATCCATATGTGGGCTGATGAGATAAGCTAAAAACATTCTCAACCAGTAAAGAAATCTACAGGGAGTTCGTAAGTTGATTTAACTTCTGCTCTTAACTCTGTGATTTCATCCATCGCTTCATCAAAGATCTTTTGACCATTCATCGTTACCCCACCTGGTAATTGAACGCCTTCAAACTTCTTAAGATTAACACCCCATTGACGCTTGATTAAAGCAGTAGTATATCTCTTTAAGAATCCGTCATTGTATACATCGGTATAGGTATCAGGGTCAAGAGAACGATAGGCTTCAATGATTATGTAATCACCGATAGCAAGATCTCCACCATCACCCCATGTCAGATCAATATACAACCTGTTCATATGACGATTGAACCTAACAGGTTTTTGTCCAGTCATTAGGTCGTTGATTAAATTAATATGCATCTTTAACATCGTAAAATACTGAATATCGGTATTTGTTAAAGATTGAATGTTGTTTAGCAACAGCTGGTACTTAGCATCAAAGAAGCTAATACTGTTTGATCTACTTGATAGCGGTAACGTTCTTACTACACTTAGTACTGAGTCGTTAAGAGTAACGTATTTGTTATCAAAGTTACCGAGTGTCATAGACGATACTACTGCAGATGTACCAGAGCTAGCACCTGTTATCGTTTCACCAACTGTAAACGTTTCAGCGGTATTCTTTACATATACTTTGTTAGCAGCAAACGCGGCATGAACAAAGGTTGTAGCTCCAGAAGATGCACCGGTAATCTTTTCGCCAATAGAAAAGCTGCCGGCATTAACACCAACTATTTGTAATGTGGAAGCGGTAATTTGTTCTTTAAGATATACAGCCTCAACAGCATCATAATGAAAGTCTCTGTAGAACTGTATGGCCTCATCAACACGGTCTTCTAGTTGATCGTCATCAACGTTGATTTCAATAACTGGGTGGCCTAGAGATCTGAGGCAATAATCTATGAGGTTTTGTCTAGATGAAGGTGAAGACATTGTATCTTTCCTAATTTATATGGTATATTTATAAGGAAAGGGCCCTTAGGCCCTTTTTAGTCTTTACCTGCTACAATAACAGCTACCTTATCTACCCAGAGTAGCCTGCCTTTGCATGCTATGTTCCATTTAGTTTCACCATACTCTTGGGTGCATTCGGTATACGTTTCACCAAGAATCCTTACATCGGAAGCAAGATGTTCGACCCCGTTTTCAAATATACGCCAAACGAGATCGGAACCATTATGCTTTGTATTAAATCGTATATGGTATTTATTCAAGACCCATTGTCTTTCTTATCTTGGTTGCAGATACAGAGTGTATAGCCTCATTAAATACTTCTTGTTCAATCTTATACCCTACATCTCTACCATATGTAATATTTACAATGTTAGGAACAACTTGTATTTCATATTGACCTTGGAACAAAGGATCAAGATCTCTACGAATAAAGCTCTTTACCTGTTCAATAGCAAAGGGATTAGAGCCCTGCCATCCTTGGCAATCTCTAATTTGAATTACAACTTGTCCGGTCTTAGCAACCGCACGTTCAAAGAGTGCACGATGACCTTCATGCCATGGCTGCCATCTACCAAGCATTTGAACGGTCTCTTTTTGCCAATCAAAAGAAGGACGTCGACGATCGGCTAAGATATGACTTCCAATAAACTCTGCCCATTTTTCGCAATCTTGTTCTGTAACACGGAAGTCATATTGTTCAGGTGGGATAAATGCTTTATTGGTATCCTCGTATCGACCTTCTTTAATAGTATCGACCCAGATAGTCCAATCTGCTTTAAAGTTATTGCGCATCTCAACCAATGGTGCAACAAAATCACAGATAACAAATTCACCTGTACATTCTACAGCAAACTGGAACATACGTAGACTTTGACGAATGCGTCCAGCGTTAGTGAAATCCCAATCGTTATATTTTTTACGTATATCATCGGCATTAAACCAATCTACTCCTACCTTCATAAAATCAGGACCGGGGATACCTTCGTAAGTCAATACGCGCTGGGGATTAATTTTCATTAAGTCCCCGTTGTCTTCTAGATATTGCTTGAGTGCCTTGGCAAGGTATGTCTTACCTGCACCAGGTAGACCCATGATTAAAATACGTTTCATTTTTTATCTTTCATTATAAAATACTACTCTTTAACAGCTCTCATCTTGATAAGAGTATGGAGAGCCACATTGTTTGCCTCTCTCATCAATCGTCTGAACATCTGATTTTCATCATGTGTTAAGGTACCGTTCTCTGTTTTGGTCTTCATCATATCGAGTAAACCATGGTAAAAGGGATCATACTCAAAGTCAAAAGATTCCATATCAAAGTCGATATTGTATTTTAATGCCATTCCTGAAGAAGAGCCATAGGCTTCTTTATGTTCTTCACAATGCTTTTTTGAAAACATATACATCCCACTGACCGTAATAGGTCGTTTATGGGTTGGGTCGCCGTAAAAGTTATCGTGGAAATGGTGAGGTACTACAATGTCCAAAAGTGCACCGTGCTTACATACACGATGCAGTTCTTTCATTAACGGTATGAATCCATCACCAATATGCTCTAAAATATGATGGGCTCTAATCTCTTCAACCGTGTCATCATCAAAAGGAAGTTTATCTTTTTCAACGTTAACGATGTAATCTGGTTCTACCAGAGGATCATCATCCACATTAACAAAGCCTTCAATTCTCTTGAAACCACTTCCTAAATTTATTTTCATAATATATCATTCTAAAGTAAAGAAAAAATTAAATTGCGTCTAACTGATCGTGAGTTGTACAGGCGTCAATAGCAGCTTGCTTGGTAATCATGGCCTGTCTTGCAGTCTCGATAGCAGCAGCATCATAGGTTGCAGGATTACGAGCTTGTTGGTTTATAACCATCTGGAACTCAGCACCGGCATTAGAACTCATACCACTTTTACGATCGGCAACAGAGATCTCATATGTATCCCAGATGATCTGAACTGGATCAACAGTCAAATCGAAACGATGGGCTGTATAACCCTGGCGGCCGTTTTGAATGGTAGGGCGAACCTCTACAGCATTTTTCCAACCATTGTTACCTACACCTTCTGATGGTGCTGTATCCCAAACTTGCTTTACCTCACCATTGAGGATTTGTACGAAATGTGTCATTTAAAGACTCCTTGTTAAAATGTTATTTATGTGTTTATACTGCCGCTATTGCGTTAGTACTACTACTACCGCAACCAATTGCAGTCCAAGTTGTTAATGAGCCAACTTGTTTTGGTGATGAATAATTAGTTCTATTACCTAAACCTAATTCTCCACTGCTATTACCACCCCATACCCATAAAGTTCCATCTGTTTTAATGGATACTGAATGGGGGCCAGAGCCTGTAGAAAGAAGATACCAGCTGGTTAATGCACCAATTTGTACTGGGGATGATCTGTTTGTTGTTGAACCATCACCTAATTGTCCGGAGCCGTTAACACCCCAAGACCAAAGCGTACCATCAGTTTTGATAGATAATACATGTGAACTATCACTTGAAATAATAGACCAATTAGTTAATGCACCTATTTGCTTGGGTGAAGAATAATAGGTTGAATTTCCTAGACCTAACCGGCCCTGGTTATTAGACCCCCAGGTCCATAAGGTTCCATCAGTTTTAATCGCTATTGAATGATCATCACCTGTCGCTATTTGAGACCAAGTAGTTAAAGCACCAATTTGTTTAGGTGAAGAATAGTTTGTTGTATTACCTAAACCTAATTTACCTGATTCGTTATTACCCCAAGTCCATAAAGTACCATCTGTCTTTATTGCCATGGTTCTATTACCTGCGCATTCAACTTTATACCAAGTTGTTAATGAGCCAACTTGTTTAGGGGATGAATAATTGGTTGTATTACTTAAACCTAGCTGACCTTGGTGATTTCTACCCCAGCCCCATAATGTTCCATCGGTTTTAATTGCCATTGTTATGTTATAACCTGCAGCAACACTTAGCCAACTTGTTAATGCCCCAATCTGTTTTGGTGAAGAATACTGCGTTCTATTGCCTAGACCACATTGACCATTATCGTTATAACCCCAAGACCAAAGTGTACCATCTGTCTTTACAGCAATGGTATGTTGTTCACCAACTACCTTGCTCCATGTAGTCAATGAGCCTACTTGTTTAGGGGAAGAATAATAAGTAGTGTTTCCTAAGCCGAGTTGACCGTAGGCGTTTTGCCCCCAAGCAAGCAAACGAGGTTGTGGAGGATCAGGCCAAGTCGCCGCCGCCTTAGCACCGATATGACTGTTAAGGTTCCAGATTCCTGAGTAATTAGGCATGTTTAATCTCTATTATGATGCTGTTGCTCTACCGTTGTATCCACCAGCAGAAATAACCAACCAATTTGTAGCTGAACCAATTTGTTTTGGTGAAGAATAGTTAGTTGTATTGCTTAAACCCAATGCACCAAAACTATTACTTCCCCATGACCACAAAGTGCCATCGGTTTTTCTTGAAAGTGTCCAATAGGCACCGCCCGCAACTGAAAGCCAATTAGTCAACGAACCTACTTGAACTGGGGATGAATAACTTGTGGTGTTTCCTTTACCTAACTGACCTTCAACATTTCTACCCCATGACCAGAATGTACCATCAGTTTTAATAGCCAAAGCGTGTAATCCCCCGCCACCCGCAGTTGACCATGCTGTCAAAGCACCAATTTGAACTGGGCTAGAGCGATTAGTAGTATCACCAATACCTAACTGCCCAGCAGAATTCTGACCCCATCCCCAAATAGTTCCGTTTGTTTTAATTGCAATAGGCGCATATTTGCTACCAGCAACTTTTAACCAATCAGTCAACGCACCAATTTGTTTTGGTGATGAGTAATTTGTTGTATTGCCTAATCCAAGCTGACCTTGATTGTTTCGACCCCAAGACCACAAAGTTCCATCTGTTTTTACAGCATAAGAAGCATTACCAAGACAGGTTGCCACAGACCATGTAGTCAAAGCGCCAATTTGAACTGGGCTTGATAAAGAACTTGCAGTTCCATTACCAATCTGGCCTTGATCATTTTGTCCCCAAGACCACAAAGTTCCATTAGTTTTGACAGCCAAATTATAATAATTACCACAAGAAACTGAAAGCCAATTAGTTAATGAGCCAACTTGTTTTGGCGAGGAATAGTCAGTTGTATTACCTAAACCTAACTGACCGTTGGTGTTTCTGCCCCACGCATACATTAATCCACTTGATTTTATAGCAATAGTATATGCTGTGTTAGCCGCAATACTTGACCAATCAGATCCTGCACCAATTTGTTTTGGTGAAGAATAGTTAGTTAAATTGCTTAAACCCAATGCACCTAAGGCGTTATAACCCCACCCGTAAAGCTGGAGCTGTACCGCTGGGCTGACACTGTTACTGGTGGCGCTTGGAGCGCTTGGGCCATAAGCGTTGAAAGCCGTAACAGTAAATGTATATGACGTACCGTTAGTTAAACCGCTGACCGTAACTGGAGAAGATGCACCTGTACCAGTAATCTCTCCAGGAGATGAGACTGCTCTGTAGCTAGTCACTGTACCAGAAGGCGCAGTAAACGCAACAGAAGCTGAAGTATTACCAGCCGTTGCTGCGCCAATGGTAGGAGCGTCAGGAACTAACAGCCCGTTGTACCCCGGTTGCCTTATCCCACTGGCATATCTGAAACTCATCCAACACTCCTTAGTTTATTTCTATTTATATTTAGGCGTTCGTTAATTTTGTTAAACGGGGCTTCCCACTCGCCAAATACTTCTTGTCTAAACAAAGTCATAGTATCGTAATAAGGTGTCTTTTCACCATCCAATGCATACAGATAGTAACCCATAACAGGAATTACTACCCAGGTCTCAACACCCATTGCGGCAGCCAGATGGCTTACGGAGGTGCAAGACGAAATTACCAGATCGCAACTTGCAACAGCTGCCCTTGTATCTGCCCATGTATCGAGAGGTACTTGTTTAACCCAGGTAGGGCATGCACTTGCACCCTCATCGCGCTGTAAAGAAATGAATTCTGCATCAGCATCTTTTACAGCACCAAACAACAATTCATAAGGGAAACGTTTGTTATGATCGTCTTCAAACTTAGAATTACCTTGCCAACGAAGACCAATACGCTTTTTACGACCCTTAATGGACACAGGTTTATTTATATAAGGATCACCACGTAGGTCGGACATTTCGTAACCAAGATAGTTAGGGGCAGTCATACCGTAGCACCAGAAATCGTGGTATACACCAAATTCTGCACCTACCTGAACAACGGCAGAGACTCCTTCAATATCAGAGAATAGACCGGCCAATTGACCTGTACAGCATACTACAACTTTGTTACCTCGAGCAACTAGGTCGCGTGCATATCGAACCTGGTGAATCTGATCACCCAGTCCGTGATCACAATACAACAAGATTGTACCCTTGGTCTTACCGTCCCATTCAGGAGCCGGGGAATCAGGTTTTCTTTCACCAATGATACCACAGTAACGACCGCGATCCATTTGCTTATACCCCTCACCAATCTGACCCTGTTTCAGTAGGTACCATGAACGATTGTAGGCAGCACGATGATCGGTTGGACGTTCGGTATGAAGTTTTTCTGATATTCTCCAACCCTCGGCAAAGTCACCCATCTTACCGGCGGCAACTTGAATGTCGAGATCATCTAACTCTGGTAATGTACGAGTATTACTGCTCCAGAATTCTGGTTGACAGAATTGGTTATAATGATGCTTCAATAAGTCTTTTGACTTATCGTTATGTTGTTTTTCAAGAACGGGTTTAATGTCATGCATCCCGGCATACCCATGCAAGTTCTCATCGTCTTCTTTAACCGAAGATCCATCGATATTAGAGAAGTCATATTCATATTCAGGTAAGTCTAAGAATGCATGAACTCGTGCAAGTTCTTTCTTAGGGTCAGCCAGAAGGTTATCGTATTCAACGAATAAGAAATTATCTGGCATAGCCTCATAACCGGCTAATAATGATAGATATGCTGCCTTTAGGTGATCACCCAATTGACCGGTGTACATAAAGTCATCTAAGTCTTCTGGTTTTGCTACTCGAATAAAAGATGCCATACAATCAGGTACCGGGCGAACAGTAGCAACTACTCTACAAGGATGTCCAACTACCTGGGACATAGCTCCCATGATTTGTGGAATAGGCCAGCCCCTAGATTTATCAATAACTACCGGTTTATCAGTATCTTCGTAGAATGCATCAATGCATCCGCGCATAGTTTGCGCCAATTTTTCTCTAGTTGGATCGTTTTCGTTCAGTAACCCGGCCGAATGCCAGGTATTAGCCAACCCATCTAGGGCATGGACTAAACCTGAAGTCGTAGAAACGTGGGCCTGTGGATTTTGATTTAAAATAGCCGCAAGAACAGTTGAACCTGAACGAGGAATACCGGAGAGGAAATGTAAAGTTTTTTTCATAATTATCTCGAGTCAAAGAATATAATATTATAGTATTATTTTATAAAAAAAGCCATATTTAAATAAGGAATTTAGGACAAAGCCTATTGGGCCATAACTAGAAGTATCAGAAAGAAATAGAAAAGTTTTACTCATTATCATTCTGTAACAATTCCCATTGCAAAATAACCTCCACCAGATAGTTTTAACCACGTAGTTAAGGAACCAATTTGCTTTGGAGACGAATAATTTGTTGTATTACCAAGACCCAGTACCCCGTTGTTGTTACGACCCCAAACCCATGCCGTACCATCTGTTTTTAAAGCATGAGCTGAATAGAAACCACCAGATAAAGACAGCCAATTGGTTAATGAACCTACTTGTTTTGGAGAGGAATAATTAGTTAAATTACCAAGACCAAGAATCCCATTAGTAGTATTTCTTCCCCAGCCCCATAAAGCCCCGCCTTTAATAGCCATAAGTGCCCTAGCAAACCCAGCAACACTTGTCCATGTAGTCAACGCCCCAATCTGCTTGGGAGAAGAATAAGAAGTTGTATTACCTTGGCCAATCTGACCTTCACCACCATATCCCCAAGCCCAAATCGTACCGTCAGTTTTTAATGCAACAATAGATGTGGCGGCATACCCAGACGAAACTTTTGACCAGGTTGTAAGGCTACCTACCTGCTTAGGAGAGGAATAACTTGTGGTGTTGCCTAGGCCTAATTTTCCTTGACTGCCACTGCCCCAAGCCCACATAGTACCATCGGTTTTTAAAGCAAATGTACATGACCCATTAGAGGATACACCTGACCAATTAGTTAATGATCCTACTTGTCTAGGAGATGAGTAGCTAGAAGTCGGAGTATTAAGACCCAATTGGTAGTCGCCGTTATTTCCCCAAGCCCAGAGAGTTCCATCGGTTTTAATTGCGAATGAAGAATTCTCGACAATACTTATAACAGACCAAGTAGTTAATGAACCAACTTGTTTTGGAGACGAATAATTTGTTGTATTACCTAAACCAAGTTGCCCTAGATGATTACGACCCCAAGACCAAAGCGTTCCATCGGTTTTAGTTGCTAAACTAGTGTACTCACCAGAAGCAACGTTTAACCAGGTAGTTAATGAATCCATTTGCTTTGGAGATGAATAATTAGTTCTATTACCTAAACCAAGTTGACCTTGACTATTACCTCCCCATGTATACAAACGTGGCGCTGGGGGAGAAGGCCATGTACCTGCCGCTATTGCATCGTGTGCTTGTTGTAAGGTCCAGATACCTGAGTATTGAACGCCTGATACGATTGTTGTCGCCATAATTTATCCTAAAGCTAGGGTGAAATACTCACCCGAAGAAATACCTCCCCAGGAAGTCATTGACCCGACTTGTTTTGGTGATGAATAATCAGTTGTATTACCTAGACCCAGCTGACCATCAGGGTTGTATCCCCATGACCATAGAGTACCATCAGTTTTAATAGCGTAAGAACTAAACATGCTTGCACTGATTTTTGACCAAGTCGTCAACGCACCGATTTGTTTAGGTGAAGAATAGTTTGTTCTATTATTTAACCCCAGTTGGCCCTGTGATCCTTGACCCCATGCATATAAAGCACCTGAGGTTGTAGTTGCTAAACTGTGAGCTGTCGACGCTGCTGAACTAGACCAATTAGTGAGTGCTCCAATTTGTTTTGGAGATGAGTAATAAGTTAAGTTTCCAAGACCATTTTGCCCGACGCCACCTTGTCCAAAAAACCACAACGTATTATCCGTTTTGACGGCTAATGTAAAACTGCCAAATTTTGAAGTACTAACACTAGCCCAATTTGTCAATGACCCGACTTGTTTTGGTGATGAATAATCAGTTGTATTTCCTAAACCTAGTGAACCACTTGCACCGTATCCCCATGCATATAAGGCACCCGAGGTTGTAATTGCTAGAATACGGTAAGTACCACCTGAAACACTTTGCCAAGTTGTTAAAGAACCAACTTGTTTAGGGGATGAATAATTGGTCTCATTTCCTAAACCTAAAGCACCAAAAGAGCCTCTTCCCCATGTCCATAATGTACCATCTGTTTTAATAATAGCACAACCATAATTAACTGCTGATAACTTAGACCAAGTAGTTAAAGCGCCAACTTGTTTTGGTGAAGAATAATTAGTTCTATTACCAAGCCCTAGTTGACCAAAAGAATTTGCACCCCATGCCCACAAGGTACCGTCTGTTTTAATTGCTACTGTATGGCTATTGCCCCCATCAACTTTAGACCAGACTGTTGCTCCAACTTGAACAGGTGATGATCGACTTGTAGTTGTACTGTCACCAAGCTGTCCAGAAGCATTAAGTCCCCAACTATAAAGGTCAAAAAAGGTAGTACTTGTCTGAGCTGCTAATGGGTTAAAACCCGGTTTGACAATACCACCAGGAAATATTTGTCGTAATGACATATAGTATCCTAATTAACTAATAATTTCGTAAGAAATAGTATATGTTATACCAGAGGCTGTACCGGAGGTGACAATGATTGACTGTGCTTCCATAAGATAGATTGAAGTAGTTTTATCAACTACGATCAAAGAAGCGTTTGCAGGTACAGAAACTGTAGATACAATCGGGTAAGCAGTACCACTAGAAGGAGCAGATCCCTGGGCTACAGCACCATTGGTATAAATGGCTACTGTTGTATTAACAGCAGAAGAACCATTTACATTGGTTGCTACAATCTGATTAATTTTAAATACCTTACCGCTTGAAGCTGCATTTGGTAGAAGAACTACAGCAGTTGTCGCAGATGGGGAAAGAAATGTAGTCTCTCCTAATATGGAGGTTACTGCTGTGATATTTGGATTTGCCATTTAGTTATTCCTAGATAGATTCATTGTTAATATTTATACTTACAAGCCCAGTACAATTGCATAAGCAAGAGACTTACTTGATGTTACACTTGGAGCAGATGATGTCCAGATAGTTCCATCTGACGTTAGAACGTTACCTGATGTACCAGGAGATACTGTTTTTAAAGTAGACGTACTGTTGCCTAGCAAAACCCCGTTGGTAGTTAAAGTATTTGCACCAGTACCGCCATTTCCAACTGGTAATGTTCCTGTTACCCCTGTCGTTAGCGGTAAACCTGTAGTATTAGTAAGCACCCCAGATGCAGGGGTACCTAACAAAGGTGTAACAAGTGTCTTATTTGTTAATGTAGTAGTGCTTGTAGCAGTAACTAAATTAGTTGGTGTTATAATTGAAGAAAGAGTTGTCATGTTTTTTTATCCGCCCATTACTATTGCAAGCGCAATAGCTTTACCTACTGAAGCAACACCTGTAAGATTAGCCCCAGATCCGTTTGGAGCTAGAACGTTTGTACCGATTGCTAGCCCAAGCGCGGTCCTTGCAGCTTCGGCTGTCGTTGCACCAGTACCACCAGAACCAATAGCTAGTGTGGATGATAACCCAGCTGCCGTTCCTGATGTATTTTGATTCAGTGTTGGAAAATTTGTAAGACTAGCTGCAGAACCAGAAAAAGATGCAGCTGAAACTACCCCTGATGCTGTTACGTTACCAGAAATAGTACCAGACGCATTAACATTAGTCACATTGGTAATGTTGCGTGAATCGTCTATAACGGTGGTATTGTTTATTTTAATCGGCATCATCGTCCTTTTTTAATATTTATAGACTCGCACTATTATTATTATTTATACTTTTTTTAACTACCAAAAACTAATGAAAATGCAAGTGCTCTACTAGCAGAGACCCCTGCAGCTACCGCAACATTGGAGGCTGAAGTAATTCTACCATATTGATCAACAGCAAAAGTTGGTATATTAGTTGAACCGCCATACGTGGTTGCAGTTACCCCAGAATTTAATAACCCTACGGTTACAGCTCCGGCTGTAGTGGTTGCAGAAATTGGAGCAGTATTTGATACAGATACAATCTTAGCAGCCGTGTACGTTGTAGATATACTACTACCGTTCCAAGTTCCAGATGTAATAGTACCTACAGATGTAAGACTTGAGCCTGTAACAGTAGCGTTTAATGATGAGCCTGTAAGAGTACCTGCAGCTGCAGTCACTGTAATATCTGCAGAACCATTAAAGGCTACACCATTAATATTACGAGATGTTGTTAATGTAGCTGCACTTCCCGTTGTACTTTGATTCAACGTTGGAAATGTACAATTAGTTAAATTACCTGATGCCGGTGTACCTAATACAGGTGTAACCAACGTGGGTGAAGTTGCAAATACTAGTGCACCAGAGCCTGTCTCATCGCTTATTAAAGTTGCTAATTGTGCAGACGTTGTAGATGCAAATTGTGATAAAGAATTTGCAGTAGTAGCGTAGCTTGTTAATTGAGCGTTAGTGGCATAACCAGATAAAGAAGAGCTTGTAATGTATCCCAGCTGGGTAACGTTAGAATATACCCTAGCATTTGTAAAATATAAATTAGTTAATTCTGCAACGTTTGCTGTCTTAAGATCGGCAACGTTAGCTTTTAATGCAACATTGGCATTTGTGGCATAACCTAAAAGGGCAACATTAGAATCACCATAATTACTACTCTGGTTAATAGTAATAACACCTGTACTACTATCATATGTACCTGAACCCGATACACTGATAACAGCCCGGGATCTTGCATTAGTAAAGTATAAATTACTTCCTTCTGATACTATACCGGTATTTAAGGTAGAGGTGGACAGTGCCCATGCTTCACCGGTATAAGTCCAGGATATACCATTGAACGTATAGGTTGCATTTGCACTTGGCGTGGAAGGAAAATTTAAAGCCATATTCTTTCAAAGAAAAATCAGGGAGGTTTTTACGCTCTCCCTGATTATATTTATAACGAATTAAGGATGTGTCTTTTTGTATGCCTCAAAGTCAGCTTTTAATTCCTTAATGGCCTCAACCAGTACACCTACCACGTTATTGTATCTGATACCTAAGTATCCATTATCATCAGCAGAAACAATATCAGGCAATACTGCTTGAACTTCTTGGGCGATTAAACCAATTGCCTTGCCGTTGCCTTCTCTCCAATCGAAGGTAACACCACGAAGTGCGTTAACTGTATCGAGTGCAGATGTAACGGTCTTAATATTCTTCTTCAATCTCTTATCAGAAGATGAATTCAAGTCAGTTGCTGTCAATTGACCTGTAGAAGGATTAAATGTCAACTTAGTACTTGATACCTTTGGCGCTGTATTGCCAGATGTACCCTGAGCAAGCATTGGGTAATAGGTAGAATTTGTAGCAGTATCATCAACAACAGTAGCAGTTGCAGCGGAAGCAGCACCGCCAGATGCATAACCTGAACTATTACCTGTACCACCATAAGTAGTAGCGATTACTGAACCCTGCCACGTACCAGTAGCAATAGTACCAACAGATGTCAAACTAGATGCTGTAACTCCAGAACCTAAAGTTGAACCACTCAATACACTCGTACCATTAATCTCATATACCTTACCAGTAGCAAGGTTAAGATCTTGATTAGAAGTCCAAGATGTATTAGCATGTACATAGTTAAATGTAGCACTTGCACCATCCACAGTAATACCAGCACCATCAGCTGCCGCACTATCAGCAGCACCCTTGGCAACCGTAATATTCTTATCAGTAACTTCTAATGTGGAAGAAGATACTGTAGTTGTTGTACCGCTGACTGTTAAGTTACCTGTAACTGTCAAGTTATTATTAACAGTTGTGGTACCAGTAGCAGCTCCCATTGACAATGCAGTGGCTGCTTTAGCAAAGTTAACCGTTGTTGCTGTTGTATTAATTAGATCAAATGAACTACTGCCTGTAGTTAATGATGTTGTAATTGCAGGACTGGTACCAAATACTAATGCTCCTGAACCAGTTTCATCAGAAATAATACCAGCAAGTTCACTAGAACTAGTTGCAGCTAGAACGTTTAATTTATCAGTAGTAACCACTAAGGTCTTGCTACTTGGAATAGTTGTACTGTTAATGCTTGTGGCGCTGGCAACCCCGAGTACAGGAGTTATTAAAGTTGGACTAGTAGCAAGTACAATACTTCCGGTACCTGTGCTACCTTGAGAAGTAATTACACCAGAAGCAATCATTGCATTAGAGATTGCACCAGTTGAACCAGCAACTGACTCTACCAATGAACTAACAATGGTACCAGTTGCCTGTTCAACCCACTGTGAACTTGTACCATCGTTGAAGTACAAATATGTTTTACCATCATCTGCATCAATCCATTGATCACCAATGTTAGGAGAGCCAGGAGCGCTTGCAGATACGGTAACGTTAGCAATATTGGCAAAATCAAATACACCAGTACCGCTGTTATAAGCACCCTTAGCACCTGTTATAGATAGAGCGGCTCTTGCATTAGCATCGGTATAAGTTCCAGATGCAGAAATAACACCATTGGCGGTATCGTATGTAATACCAGTACCGGCTGTTATAGATTGTCTAGATCTAGCATTAGTAAAATATAAATTAGTAACTTCAGCTACGTTAGCAGTTGTCAATACACCAGATGATGTAATAGCCGCTGCCAATTGTGCATTAGATACAGCACCTGTTGCTCCACCAACTGATGAGACCCCTGATACAAGGGCAACGTTTGCGGCAGATGTAATTCTACCAAATACATCAACTGTAATAACAGGAATATTTAAATCACTACCATATGTTGTAGCAGTAACACCTGAATGAGCATTGGCGGCAAGTAATGTGGTCTGATTTGCACCTAAACCACTAACCCCTGTGCTTATTGGCAATCCAGTTGCATTGGTAAGAGTAGCTGATGAAGGCGTTCCGAGTGCTGGGGTTACCAAGGTTGGGCTAGTTGCAAATACTAATGCACCTGAGCCTGTTTCATCTGTAACAGCAGCTGCAAGATTAGAACTCGATGGAGTTGCCAAGAATGTAGCAACGTTGGTACCTAACCCGCTGACACCAGTGCTGATTGGTAAACCAGTTGCATTGGTCAATACACCAGCTGAAGGAGTACC